TTTCCATCGGCGGCAATACCTTGGTTTCCTCGACTGGATTAAACCCGACACCATCGGCAAGCGCCATTGCAGCGGCCTTGCCTTCCAGCACGTCGCCAGCTTTGAAGTGATAGGCTGTGTGGCCGTCAGGTGCGCAAGACCAGTCTTGATGCAATACGGTTTTCATGGTTATGCCTCCTATGCTTAGTGACGGGGCAGACATGCCGCCCCGCTTCTAAATTCAGGCCGCAGGTGCGCGGTGCAGGTTGCCTTGTACAACCACGTCGGCAATGCCCGCTTGCAGATAGCGCTTGCCGCCAATGTAGCCAACGGCAACAGTGCCAAGGCCAGCAATGGTCGCAATATCAGCGGCGGGCGGTGCTGCGAACCCAGATGCAGCGGCATCCGATACCAAAATGCGGGCGGTCGGGTCAGTGATGCCGATCACGACAACGCTATCCGCGCCCTGCAAGTCGATGCTGTCGCCATTATCGCCAGCGGCGGTTTTAATCTTAGATACGATGTCACGCATTGATTTGCTCCTTATGCGTTGGAAAGGCCGGGGGCATAATTACCCCCGACTTGTTCTTATGCGCCGAAGCGGACCAGCTTGAGTGCTTCAAAGTTTACGACATCTCCGCCGACGCGCTTCGTGGTGTAGAAACCAACGTAAGGCTTGGCGGTGTAGGGGTCACGCAGCACGCGGATGCCAACCCGATCAACGATCTGGTAGGCCGCCCGCATATCGCCAACCGCAATCGAAAGCGACGCAGCTGCGGGATCTGGCATATCCTCAAAGGATGCCATTGGATAGCCCAAGATCGAAGCAGGCTGACCAGCCGCAATGCCAGGCGCCCAGATGTAAGAACCATCTGTGTCTTTCAGCTTGCGCACGGCCTTGGTTGTCGCCCGGTTCATGAACCATGTGGCATTGGCACGATACTGCGCCTTGAGGCCATACAGTGCATCAATCAACACGTCACCGCCGTTTGGTGCAGCGGCAAACGCGCCGGATACGCCAGTTGGAACCTGCTCAATGGTGCCGGGCAATGTGGTGCCGGTTGCATAGGTCAAGAACCCGCGAGGCTTGGATACGCCGTCGCCTGTGACAAAAGCGTTAGCCTCATCACGGGCAAACTTTTCAGAAACCTTGCCAGCCAGCCAAGCTTCCAAGTTGATTGCAGCATCATCCAAGACCTTTTGCGTGGCCTTTGGAAATGCAAACAATTCATGCACCGGAATGCGCCATGTTTTCAACTGTGGCGTGCTGGTTTCAGCGCGGGCTTGAGTTTCAGAAACCCAACCGGACGAAGCCTCGTCCAAGTCAAACAAGCCTTCCAGCGCGTCGGTGCTGATCGTCTGCACAGAAGCATACGCGCGCATTGGCGAAGTCTCAAATACCTTGGTCACAACGCGGCCAGACATATCGGGGTAGACCACGAAACCGCCATCTGGATCGGAACCAACCGACAGCGACTTCATTTCGTTTGCGCCCATCACCTGATCGCCCTTGCGCAGGTAGGACATGAACTGGTCTTTATACCCGTCCAGTTCTTTTGCGCCGAAGTTGGACGCACGCGAACCGGACTTGCGGGCAATCATATCGGCCCAAGCCAATGCCTTTTGGTCAAGATCAACCTCGTTGCCCTTTGCATCTGTCACAATGCGCGATTGGCGCTTGGCAGACAGCACAGCCTCATCGGCCTTCTTTTGCGCAACGTCCAGATCGGTTTCAATCTTGGCCAGCTTAGCTTCGGTCACGGGGTCAGCCGCGCCCTTGCTTTCGATCTCTTTCAGACGCGCATCGTTTGCGGCCTTGAATTCGGTAAATGCGGTGTTGATGGTATCAACCGCCTGTTTGATTTCGTCAGTCATGGCGGAATGCTCCTCTTAGCTGTTCCAATGATTGCAATAAGGCTTGTGCCTTTTCATCGCCGTCATCCGATCCAGCATCCCGCAGTCCGGTTAGGCCTTTGAAGCCATGCAGCGCAAGCGCCGTGGCCTCCTTGCGGCTATATCCTGCATCCCGCAGGAAAGCCTCAAATTCACGTTCGGTTAACAGTGATTTAACGTCTGTCACCTTTGCATCTGGCAGCATGGGAAACGTCACCAGGCTGATCTCATGCAAATCCAATTCCATCAGCTTGCGAATACGCCCGCCGCCCTCGGCCACGGCCTCAACCGTGCGATAACCGATTGACATGCTATCCAGCGCACCGGCCCGCAGCATCACCATAGCCTCCTCGGCCAGCTTGATGCCCTTGAGCAAACGGCCCTTAACGAATAGACCGCGCTCGTCCTCGCGCACTTCATCCCATACGCCGATGACCTTTTGCGTATCGTGCTGCCACAGCATCTTGACCTTGCGGCCCGTGCCTAGCGACTTGGTAAACGCGCCGCGCTCGACCACATCAAGGCCTTGATCCACAATGCCGAAAACCGACGCATAGCCCTCAAACTCGCCGTCCGCGTCAGGTTCTTTTTTCAACTCAAAAGCGGCGTGTTTGTGTTCAATCATGCGTCTGCCCCATATAGGTTTGTTACGTTATAACATAACAAAGGGCGGGGCGCTAGTCTGCACGACCCAGACATGCCGCTCCTGAATTTTATGGCTTGACGCTGTGCTATGAAACACATATCAAGGTTATGGATCGGCGGCGTGGAAAGCAGACACGCTAATCAGGTGAACGAGACTAAACCCGGTGGTAGCGATACGGTGCGGGTGTAGCTGGCGAGATGAGTATGGTTAGCCAGCAAGGTTTAGGTTAAAACGAGGCGTCACCACTTCCACGCCTATCGTCACTTAGTTGGAGTAGCGCCCAGCCCGATCCAACATCAATCACGCACCACAAAGCCCATAGCGCAACGGCAGTTGATAACCTGCGCAGCCTCTGCGCCGGGGTCGCCGGGATACATCATCGCCTCGCCCCCAATGTCAAACGGCACATCTTTGGCGACTATCTGCCCGTTTGCAAGCGCGTGGTCATCCCGCGTGCGCTCGTCTTCTGCGCTGATCCATTCCTTATCCAGCAATAGCCCTGTTTCATCCGCAGCGGCAAACGCCCCATAATTCGCGGCCCCGTGGGTTTCAGTGCGTGCAATCATTGCCGCGCGCGCCGTGGTCATGATCGGCACGGCATCACGCACCAACTTTGCAACGCCGAATTGCCCAAGACCTTCCTGATACCCTCGATCAACCGCATTGACGATCTGTTGCCGCGTGGTATTGGCGACATAGGTAATGCGCGAGCGTATCATTTCGCTTGCGATGTAGCCCAATGCGATCCGTGCCATTGTTGCGGCAAAGTCTTTGGTTTCCAGCGCCTGCCCGCCGTCCTTGCCCATCTGCACCACACGCCCGCCGAATACGGCCATGGTGGCAATCGCCATTGCCTGATAAAGCGCGGTAAGCCGGTCGATATGGTCGCGCGCAAGAGGCACCTCGCCCGTGTATTCATACGCATCAATCATATCCCGCATGGCCCGCGCTAATTCGGCACGCACGCGCCGCGCGAATTGATCCTCAAGCCGATCCAGCAATATCACCTGCCGCCTTTGTTCCCGGCGCGGGTTTTGGTCAATTAGTCTTCGCATCATTTGCCCTTTGGCGGCGGCGTGTCCGTGCGAAGCGGCGGGGGTGAAGCACCATAAACCCATGCTTTGATGTCATCCGGCGTCAAATCAACAGGCACCACTGGCGCAACAGGTTCCGGATCTGGCAGCGGCTCGGTCGCCATGTCCAAGCTGATCTGCGATGAATTGACCAGCAGCGCATCGCCGCCCGCAATCGGCTTGTAGCCTTTCAATTCGCGGCGCTCGTTGATTGTTAAATCCGTCGCGCGGTCCGCCATATCCCAAAGCGTTTGCCGCTTTTCAACAATCGCGGGGATCTGATCCATATCAGGCTTAATCATCAACTCGCCGCCGGTCAGCCATTCAGACCAATCCTGCGCAATCCAATCGACAAGCGGCGTTACGGTGTCTTCCCAAAACGCCAGCCGCGCCTCGGCATAGTTGGAATATGTGTTGTCGCCAGGAATGCCAAGCAATTGAGGTGGTACGCCAAAGCCAAGCGCGATATCACGCGCGGCTGCGTTCTTGGCCTCAATAATCCCCATATCCGTAGGGCTAAGGCCCATTGCCTTCCAATCAAGCCCGCCCTCTAGCAACATGGGGCGTCCAGCGTTTTTAGAGCCTGAATATTGCTCATCCATTTGGGCCTTGAGGCGGTTAAACCCTTCATCCCCAAGCGGCGTGTCGCCCGTCATTACCAAGGCACCCGATGGGCGCGCGCTGTTTTGCAATAGCGCCTGCATCCATTGCATAGCCTCGTTGTGCTGGTCGATGGAGTAAGCCGACGCCTCAACGGGTGACATTCCATACCAATCGTCCAGCGGATTAAACATGCGGATATGCCGAATGTCGCAATCTTGCGTTTGCTCATCCATATCCCATTGATGCTTGCGGCCATTCATTTCGTAAATATACCCGCGCGGAAGGCCTGTATCGCTTGGCAACACCTTCATGCGGTCAGGGCGCAGCTGATACAATTCGCGGACTGTCTGCCCGACCTTCACCCGCTCCTCGTATCCATTGCCCGACAATAGCAGATAGCCGATCTTGGCTTGGATGTATTGCGCACCCGATTGCAACGGGTTTGGCTTTTCAATCAGGTTTAGAATTTCATGGTCGATTATTTCCGTTTCACCACGCCACAACGTCCAGCGCACGGATGCAACGGCGTCTGCAATGCGGTTAACGGCCTGATACGCCACCACGTTGCGGCGGTAAGCCTCATCTGCAAATGCCTTATAATCGCGGTTTGACCATACGGCTTCACCCGGCGCCATGACCATCATCGCGCCCGTTGCGCTTGCTTTTTCTTCGCGGCGCCCAAAGATATTTGGAAATTTCATGCAATGGCCCTTATCCGGTTTCTGGCATGTTACAATATAACGTTGCGAAAGGCTATAGCGCGCGAATGCGGGGGGCGGCCTTGGATTTAATCATCGGCCCGACTGCATAGCGAACGGCGTCCCACCCGTGGTTGTGAGCGTCAACTATGGCCGTCGTGATGTCGCCTGTATTGCGATCAATCTTGTAGCTGTAGAGCCGCCCCTCGCGCTGCATGTTGGTGCAATCGGTATGAATTACAATGCGGCGAAACGAACGCAGATAGGCAATGCCGTCTTCAACGCTGCCAGGCCACTTATCGACCGATTGAGCGCGTGGCAGTCCGTGGCGCTTTAGATGCGATATGCTTTCAGGCCGTGAGTTATCCCATCGGCTGACTGCGGACGCAAACGCGGGGATCGCGCCGGTCACAAAAGCCGATGTGTCGTCAAGTTCCAATCCTGTCTTAAACGCCTCGCGCCTAATATATAGATCATCGCCCGCAATCCATATTTCCACGGCGGCGGTCGGATCTTGTGAAAAGCCAAAGTCGCCACCGAAGTATGGCCCTTGCCAATCGCCTGTTGGCTCGAATGCTTCGACCTTGATCTTGCCAGCAAATACCTGCGCATCGCTGTTTTCAAGATATGCGCCTTCCCAAACATGGGCATAGGTTGCGGGGTCAAGGCGCGTTTGTTCGCGTTGCCTTAGCTGATCCAGGCCATTAGGAAAAAACGGATTGTCTGACCAATTGACTTCCGTCACGATTGCGTTGGACGGCGGCGCTTTGCGAAAGCGTTTATCAACCGGCGATCCATCAAGGCGCGGGTTCCAGATTGCCCATAGTTCAGATTTTGGCTGTCGGAAAACGGTAGCCTCCAGCGCAAGCCATGATTGCTCTGGAACATCCTCGGCTTCCTCGACGATGGTCAGGTCGATCTTGGCCAGTGACTTGATGCTGCCAACGCTATGGCGCAATCCGCGAAAGACAAATTCAGTTCCATTCTTACCGCGCAGATAATCCACGCCAACGTCATAATGCGCCTCAAGCCAAGGCTCGGACGCAATCGCGGCTTTTAATTCCGCGTGGAAACTTTCCTTGATGCTGGCCTGAAATTCGCGTGTGCATAGAACGCGGATCGGATCAACGTACCCCCATATTGCCGCCATCTTTGCGGCTCCATATGACTTGCCAGATCCTCGCCCGCCATGAAATGCGCGATATTGAATTGATCCGCGCGGTGGTGCGAATGCATCTCGCAGCTTGCGCGGTAGCTTAACCGTTGCCTTCGTCATCGTCAGCCGCGCTTAGGATGATCGTGGTGGGCATGTCCTTGCCGTTGGTCGTATGGTCAACCGCCTGCACCGGCGCACCCAACCCACGATCCTCGCTGTCTTTCAACAGCTTGAGCATGGCGGCTTCTACAAAACCAATACGTGCCGATTGGTCCATTCCATCCAAATGCGCGCCAACAGCATCAAGCAGCATTTCCCTAATCTTCATCGCCTTTTCAGCATTTGAATATTCCATGCGTTTTTGCTCTGATGTTTTGCCTGCCGGGTTTGCATTATTGCCAGCCCCAAAGCGCGTTGACTTGGGTGGCTTTCCATATCCAACTTCATATTTATCATTTCCCGACATAAGGGAACCTTACCCTATCCAGCCTGATTTGTCACGCCTGATCGCCCAGCAACTTGAAGCAAGCCAATTCGTAGAGTTCCCGAAACTGGCGGATGCTGTCGTTTTTGTTTTCGTCGTATGTCATAAACGGCGATTGAAACGCGCCCAGCACCATTGCTTGGATTTGCGGCTCGTCGCTGATTTCCATCATGTCCGACATTTTAACGCCAGATTGACGGCCCGTCATTATTTCCTGGGCGAGATGTCCGAGGCTCTTGCATGTTTCGGCTGTGAATGGCTCTTTTGCCATTGCGGGCGCTGCCATGATAAATGCGGTTAGTGCGATTGCTGCGAATTTCATCTGTCTTTTCCTTGCTTGAATTTTGTTGTGTGTCCGTGTCGCGGGTGGCAGAAATGGGCCAAAATCCTCCCCACACGGTGTTAGTGATTGCGGTTTATGTCACATGCCCCCGCGCCTCTTGCTAACTTAGCGCCAGTTTATAGCCATGGTCGGGCTGGTATGCATCATGCAATGATTAGTATAACACCAATCACGCCAATGCCAATACCTATCACAATTCCCGATAGTACGTCTGCCCAGTCTATCATATGTCCATTTCCTCTAGCGGCATTGCGGTTGCCAATATGTTTACGGCATTGTCAAATGCTTCGATGGTTTCGGCGTGTTCAGCGCAAATCCAAAGATCATCTATCGTCAGCCCTTCGCACAATGCCTGCGCGATGATGCCGCGTATATGATCTATTTCTTCGTTGATTGCGGTCATTCTTTTTCCTTTGCGCGCGCTATGCGGCGGTTGCGCGCCAGGTTGCGATAGAACGCTTGTGATGCATCGCCAGGCTTTGTTGGCGCATCATCCGCGCCCCTAATCTGCCACGAGTATGTATTTGCCGGGCATGGCTTTACGGCCCCGGCCATGACTGGCACGCCGTATCTGGCTGACACGTCTGCGGCTAATTGTTCGTCGGTCATTGCGATTTTCCGATTGAATAAAGATATTTGCGATCAAGCCTGAGAACCGCGTTGATTGTGCCACGCGCCCGTAGGCGTTGGAGCGGCGTGTGAATTGCTTTTGGCATGACGCCCATAGCCTCTGATATTTCGCAGCGTTCCATTGGCCGCCCGGCGTTTGCCAATACCGTCATGACTTTATGATCGATTGGCGAGTTGCCTATTGCCTCGACCCGAATTTCTGGCAGGCGCATAAAATGCCCCGACTTACGCGCTTCTCTTACCATTTCTGCGCCGATCAGCGCCTCAAGATTTGGCGTTACAAGTCCAGGTACGCGGTAAGCGAATTTTACGATAGTTTCTTCTCGTGACATCATTGTTTTGCATCCTTTGATCGTAGCAGTTCGGCATTGATGCGACCGCCGACGTAGGCTTCTTGAATAAAATCAGGATCAAGGCCAGCTAGGCTGCAGACTTCTTTGAAGTCACTCCCGCCTTTGCGAAACCATGCGTCTGCCTGTTTTTGCGCTGAGTAATCATCGCTTGATGATGGAGCATTTGATGTTGCATCAAGCGCTGCTTTGACCACCACGCTTTGCCATAGTTTTTGCTCTGGTGTCATTTGCGGGCCTCAATCATTGCGCGACCCTTTTGCGTTAGGTCATATGTGTGGAAGTTGCTATTGTTCATCGTTGTCAGCAATCCATCGCGCACCATTGTTTGCAGGATGTTGTTGCAGCGTGCCGCGCTTGCGCCTGACCTGCGCGCCACGTCCATGGCCGTGCATGGGATGAATGTCTTGCGCGGTGCGTGCCAGAATGCGGATGCAACTTTTTCGTTGATGCTTTGGTTTTTCATTCCGCACCGCCGATCATTTTGCGCAGTTGCTTTTCTTGCGCAGCATCTGCGGCAGCCCATGCGGCAGCCCTTGCTGCAGCCCATGCGGCATCCCTTGCGGCAGCATCTGCGGCAGCCCTTGCTGCATCTGCGGCAGCCCTTGCGGCAGCATCTGCGGCATCCCTTGCTGCAGCCCATGCGGCAGCCCTTGCGGCAGCATCTGCGGCATCCCTTGCGGCAGCCCTTGCTGCATCCTTTGCGAACTCACGCTCTTGGTTTGTTGCTGTGTCATTTCGCAGCATTGCGATTTGATTACGCACCCGCATATCGTCTGGATGTTCTGATTCGAAGTGGTGCAATACCTGTTCGGCGCACCACGCTTGGAAATGGCGCGATAGCCGTTCGAGTGATGGCACTTGCAAGCACCACATCGCATCATCAAGGCCATTGCTATTGATGATGGTCAGCAATTCCAGCGGTTCATAGTCGGCTTTGGTTTTGCCAAGTTGTGCCAGCAGTTTTTCCCAGCCTTCACGGCAGGGGTGCTCGGCGCGGATTTCGTTTAGCGTTGTTATGGTGTTGAATGTCATTTTCATTTTGATCTCTTGTTTGGTGGGTTTCGGTTGGTGGTGGCCGAAGCCCCCGGTTAGGTTAGGCGGCATCTCGCTGCTTGATTGCAATGCTGGCAAGGCGGCGCATGTTTTGCGCGTCGGGGCTTTTGGTGCTGCGGTGCATTGCCCACCAAATAGCCTCAAGCTGCTCGGCAGCTTGAGTATAGTTGCGGGCGGCTGCGGCGTGGTCGCCGCGCGACATTGCGTTGTCAGCCTCGGTGGCGCGGTCATTGGCGGCTTGAATGCGTGTCATTGGTTCATTTCCTTGCTTGATGGGTTTCGGTTGATTTGACATTATGACGCCGCGCAACACGTTGCAAGCGAAAAATGCAGGGGGAGTAAATAGTAATTTTTAGCCCCTATCCCCACCCCCCAGAACCTGGACCCACATGAAACCCTATAGAGAACCCTATCTCTCTCTCTCTAT